TCTGTTGCACCCGAATAGCGTTCTGTTTCAATCTGTCATTATCCTTGAACTGCTCTTGGGCGGTCATCACATCCGTCTCGTCGGTCGCCCAAACTTCCAGATTCCTTTCAGCCAACCGCAAATCACCTTTCGCATCGGCGTGTGCGAACTTGGCGGCGCGACGCTCCTGCCACAATCGGCGTTCAGTTTCCCCAAACGCCTTTATCTCTTCCGCCGTTTGCTCCTTATCGCTTTCCCGCATCTGTTCTCCTTCGTCAAGGAACTTGGTGTATGCACGAGTCGCCTTTATCAACGCCGACTTCGTTTCCTTCGCCCGAGCCTCAGCCCTTATCACCGCTTGAGCCTCCTCCAACAAACGGGCAGGCAACGAGGTATCGCCAGCCTTGGCACGCTCCACCAGTTTTTCAACCGACGACCGATTATCTGGAGGCGCATCCTGACGCGACATAAACATCTTCGCATCATCCAACTCTTGTTGCGTCAACTTCCCGCTCGCCACCAACTCCTCATGCACCTGTTGCAAAGCCCGACCACCCACCGCCCGAACCGCTTTTTCCGCCTCCATCACTCTCTTCGTCACCACCAAAACCTGTTTGCCGCCCTTTTGGGCAACCCACACGAACTGCGCCTTGTCATACGATTCCCACTCTTCGGGCGTGATGGTCACATTCGTTCCGTTCGGACCGAACTCCCTGACTGGCAGATTCGCGATGTCCCGCAACTCTTGACTCACCCGCGTCACCTCATCATCCAGCGAACCCCGCTCGCTCGGCTTATCCTCCCGTTTCACATGCCCTTTCCAGCGTTGTTCTGCCGCATACCTGCCTGCGGCGCTTCGGTCGCCCCCGAACGACGCCTTCAACAACAACCTCAAATCCTGAACCTCTGTCTGCGCCCCGATGTCCTCGGGTGCAAACACGAACAGCGTCTCCTCAATCCCAAGGACCATAGAACCTCAACTTGTCCATCTTCTCAAACGCTTCCTTGGCGGTAAAGCGTTTCACATCCTGCGAGCGGATTTTGCCGATGTGATAATACAATGCGGCAGGTATCACTACCTCGTTGCCGTTGGAGAAGTCATACACCATCCTGTCCCAAATCTCTCTACCGTCAGGCAAGGTGCCTTGCAACTCATCCACCTCAACCCAAGCGTGGTCAAAACGAATCCCCTCAATCTCCCCTCTACCCAAAGGGACGCCGTGACAAATCCGAGCCGAGGGATTGTCGGCGAACTTATCAAACAACAGATTCGCCGCCGCTTGGAAACAATCACCGTCACCGAACTGGCGTTCGTTTCCATGCTTCTCCTTGAACTTCTTGTCGTTCGCATCAGAGGTGAACTTCTTGCCGCGGCGTTTGCCTTGCGATTCTTTCTTCTGATGCCCTTTCCATCGTTGCTCCGCGGCATAGCGACCAGCCGCACTTCGGTCACCGCCAAACGAGGCTTTGACAAGGTCGTCTAGTTGCATCTGGCGGAACAACTCGCCGAGACCGCCCTCGTCCAAGTCGTCAAGACTTTCAATGCCGCTCATGGTAGAAGCGTAGCAATCTCGTCAACGCGGACATTCATGTTGGCGTTGAAGGATGACGATAGATAGTTTCTGTCAAATCCCACTCGTGTCCAGAACGGTTTGCTTTGGTCTGTCCACTCCAACCAAATCTGTACTACATTCTTCCCCGCGGCGTCCTTCAACGCCTTGCCAAACAAAGCACTCCCCATACCCTTTTCTGTTTGGAAACTCACCAAGAAAGTGATTTCCATGCTCTTGCCAGTCACCGATTCTTGGCTGTTCCTTCCGCTCATAACCATAAGGTCCGTGAACTCTTGGGTTCCAGTCATCACCATCATCATCCCAGCAAGATTTCCGTGACGGTCGCGGGCAACTATCAACTCTTGCTTGAAACGCTTGTCGTAAGGCGCCTTTTGCATCCCTTCTACCGCCATTTCGGCAAGACGACACGCCTCGTAGGTTCTACTCAAAGCACGCACCAACCTCTGCCTGTCTTTCTCTGAGTAGTCACTGTTCGGGTCGTCCAACTTTTTGTTCAACCTGTCTGCCTGACGCTCAAGGTGTTTTATCTCCTTCTTCAACTCTTTGACCTGCTCCTTGGACAACAAATCGGGGTATCGCCTGTAACTTACTCCAACAGCCTCAACACTTTTCATTGCGTCCCCGATACGCACCAGTTCTTTGCGAAAACCTGGAGCCATTACTGGCTCGGTTTTAGCGTTCGCCTTCCGATGATTCTTCCATCTCTGCTCGGCGGCATACCTTCCCGCCGCACTGCGGTCACCACCGAATGAAGCCTTCTCAAGTGAATACAACGCCCTCAAATGGCGCAATGCCTTGGCACGATTCTTGTGCCGACCGACAACCTTCTTGTCTCGTTCGCGAACAACCACCACATCGCCATCGCGTCGCATCAAAGACCAAGGCATGTCAGTCCTCCAAGTCCACGATGAGGTTCATGTTGCAACGACAGTTCGGGTGCGCTGGTGGGTACGCCTCCCCGTTGGAGAACACCCCGAGCACGGGCACCGTCTCCCCACCCAACTCCAAACACACATCGCATACCGCTATCCCCGCCCAACCATCGGGACCGACCACCCACTCCTTGTACGCCCGATTCAAGTCCAAATAGCCTTGGTCAGCCGCCTGCAACCACGACACCAACTGCCCCGTGTTTTGAGCGGCGATAATCTCGGTGCGGGCAATCGTCTCCGCCCGCGAAGTCGTCAACCTCGTCCGATACGCCTCGGAGGCGGTCTGCGCCCGTCCAGCGATGTCCTCGGCGCCCAGTTCGGGGAACAGTTCGGTCAGACGCTCAATCTCCGACTCGTAGAAGTTGTCCACTGCCGCTTGCCAACGGTCGTGTAACCCGACGACGCGGGACAGTCGGGTTGCCGCACCGTAGACCCCGCCACCCTCGCCCAGTGCGCTCGCGATGATACGGCGGACGGCTTCAAGGGTCTCCGTCTGAATCTGCGTGATAAGGCTTCCCGCCCGCGTTGACGCCCACTGGATTGCTCGCGGGTCGGTTCGGTCAAATCGCATCGCCACCGAGATGCTCGGCGGAAGGTTCTCAATGGAGCGTTGCACATCCCGCAACAACTGCTCGCGGGTGCCGTCAGAAATCTCGGAGAGCGACCTGCCAAGGGAGCGTTGTACCTCCGCGGCGAACACTTCTTGGAAACTTCGGAGGTCGGTCGTGTTCGTTCTGCCTGCGGCAATCATCGCGTTGCGTGCCCGCTCCGCGGCGGCGGCAAGCCCACGGAACGCCGTGTCGTACAGGTTTGCGAGCGCCTGAATCTCCTGCGCCAGAATCGGGTCGGTTATCTCGGCTTTTGTGACCGTTTCAAGGTCGGGTTCGTGGCTGTGGTCGTGCGGCATGTCAGCCGCCCTTTTGCTGTTCCTGTTGCACCGCCATCTCAAAGAAGTTTGGTGAAGCGGGCGGAGCCTCGGGCGCGGGGGCGCCTGCGGGTGGGGCGCCTGCGGGTGGGGCGCCTGCGGGTGGCTGTCCACCCATCAGCGGGTCCATACCTTGCGGAGCCATCATTGCACCCTCTTCCTCCGAACGAGGTGGCAGATTCGCGAGCGTGCGGAGGTAGTTGTCCATCGCCGCATCGGGTTGCATCGCACCAGCCGCCGTCATCTTGGAGACGAAGTCTCCGAGCACACCCAAGTCAACATGCACGATTTCACCCGCCTTGATTTCTGGAAGTTTGCTTGTGTCCATACCGTTCAACTTGAACAGTCTCGGTATTGCATGGTCGTTGAAGGTGTCCGCAATCGTGTCGGCAATCTGTTGGATGGCGGAGGTGAACAGGTCAATCTTGGATGCACCCAAAGCGAACGAGCCGACCTTGTCGTGCCCCAGCAGGATGAAATCCGCCAACACCGTCATCGCGATTCGCTGGTCGTAGCGTTGCACCACCGACTCGGTGTTGAACTGGCGGGTGCCACCCGAGTTGAGGAGCGTCAGTTTGTAAAGTTCTCTGCCTTGCTCGTCGTAGGCGAGGGGGAACAAGACGCCTTCGTTCTCGTTTCGTTTGATGCGACGAATCAAATCCTGCATCGCATTACGCGCCGTGACCTCTGCTGTCGTCGCGGCGGATGAAAGCATTGACGGCGGGACATAGGCGACAGGCAAACCAGCCAAGTCGCGCTCAATGCCGACTGCCTCAATCTCCTCAATCGTTTTCTTGAACTTGTAAGGACGGTAGGCGTTGCGGAGGATACTGCGACCCTCGGGGTTGTTGCGCGGGTTGGCGGTGCGGAACAGCAAACCCTTCTCAATCGGAATCGTAACCACGCCTTTCGGCACCGATGGGTCGGACTGTTGGAACGCCATCACGCCGCCGTTGGCATCAAAGCACCAGTCCCACAGGGTTTCCTGCGCCCTCAGTGCAATCTTGCGCCAACCAATCTTGCCGTCCGAATACTTGGAACGCCGAGAACCGTCCTTCGCATCAGGGGACACGCGCTTCTTGTAGACGATTTCGGCGAACGAGTATCCGTAGACGAGGAACGAAAGGATTTGAGAAATCATTGCCGACCACGATTCACTCATGTCGTACATGCACTCTTCAAGGAACTGGGCGTTGTCCTTGTCCTTTTTCTTCACGGGCTTGTCACCCTCTTGATACGGTCTGACCTCCCACTTGATGGCGAGGATGAGTTTTTCTATCGCATAAACCATCGCCCCGACGACTGGGTCGTTGTCTGACATCTCTCGGTACAAACGGGCGCCGCGGATACCGCGAAGTTCCGCAATGAACTCGTCAATGACGAATCCCGAGGTGCGTTGCAGACCCGAGGAGCCAAGTTCAATGAAATCGTCTTTGCTCGCCATGATGGACGCAGTCTAAGATAAACGGCGGTAGAGATGCGGTCTAGTGGGGTTGCTCTGGCGCCGAGAACTGCATGTCCTCAATCAGATAAGCGATGAGGCGTAGCGCCTGCTCCTCGCTGAAACCTGAAACGCATAGCGTGAGGAACATTTCGTTCAATGCAACCGCGGCACCGATGAGTGGCGATTCGTGATTCATGGGCGCAAGGTAGCACCCGAGCGCAGGGGAAAATAACGCTCGGGTGCTTTAGCCCTACTCCGCCCTTGGGAAGAACCCCTCGGGAAACTCCATCATCACATTGAACTCCTCGGCGACGATGGTAAAGCCGTCCGCCTCAGCCTCGCTAAACAACTCGCCGATGGTGCGAGGCTTGAAAGCGCGGATGTGCTCAAACCGATTCTCGTGGTCAACGGCGTTCAACTGGACGAGGTTCAACGAAAAGAAGAACGAGTCCACCGCCCGCTCCACGAACATCGCTGAGAAGATTTCGTTCTCATGCTCGTAGATGTAGACCTCCAGCATCGGGTTGTGCACCGCCACGAACTTGTGGATGAGCAACAGGTTCTCAATGTCGGAGTCCTCGTCGTAGAACAACGGCGGCAACCGCTTGAGGTCATCCTCGGCGAACTGCTCCTTGACGGGCAGACGCCACAGAATCGGCTCAGGGAAGGTGATGTCGGCGACGGTCAACGCAAACTCTCAAAGAACTTGGACGGTGTCGTGCCGAGCACCTTGCAAAGACGAAACACGGTGTCCACGCTGGGCGAGAACAAGGCGTTCTCAATGCGGTTCACCGTCTTGCGGTCAAGCCCCGCCTTTTTGGCGAGTGTCTCTTGTGTGAAGCCTGCCGTGCCCCGATGCTCGCGCAATCGGTCGGCGATGGCTGTGCGTTGCTGTTTGGCTGTGGTCATTACGCTCCTACTTTCTTGGTGTCGTTGGATTCGCGTCGCGCCTTTGCGTATCGCGACTCGGGATACCGAACCAGCAGGGTTTTCGTCTGCTCGTTCTCCTTGTAAATCGTGAACTGAAACCCGTCGCGCTTGTACCGCTTGGAAAGTCGCGAGACCGTTAGGTACGGCTTGAGGTAGCCGTACTCATCTGTTGCCTTGTCGCAAATCGGGAATCGTGAGACAACGAACCAGCGGTTCGGGTGTTGCTTCACCATCTCAAACAGGCGGGCGTATTTGCCCCTGTTCGGCTGTCTGGAGAAGTCGGGATTGACGATTTCCTCCAAGCGTTGAAGCACCTCAATCGGCGCGTATCCCCTTTGCTTTTTCCTAGGCATTGTGCCCTCCTTGTTGTTGGATTGAATCATAGCGGGTCAGAACTGGGTTGTCAACCTTTCGGTGGCAAATGTACAAGTTCTGCCTGAACCAGCGACCGCAACTGGCGCTGATAGTGACCCTGCAACTGCCCGATGACCCCGAAGTCAACGAGGCGTTGGAAGAAGTTGACCACCTCGTCCGTGCTCATCAGCCCAGTTTCGTAGGCGTCAAACTCCGCGACGCTCGGGAAAGTCAAATCTTCGCTCATCCGTACCCCCCATCCTTGTTGCGGATACTGGTTGAACCGTAGTACCGCACCGAGAAGTAGTCAATCTGCGGGTCGGACTCGTTGTAGTTGTACTGGTAGCGGATTGCCTCAATCGCATCGCGCAACTCGTACAGTTGGACGAGTGGCAGGAACCGTTCACCGAGCGAGGCGATGTCCTCAACCCGCTCGCGCAGGCGTTGGGTGTAGGCGATGTCCGCGTACTCGTTGTACAGTTTCCAGAGCGACTCGTCAATCTTGAGGGTGGCGTCAATCGCCCCGTAGTGGGGCATCGTGACCGAGACCTTGACGAGTCCCCCGATGTAGTCGTCCTTGGCGTTCCATTCGGCGACCGTTTCGCGAGCCTCCTTGCGGATGAGCGCCGTCACCTCCTTGAGCGAGAGGTGCTTGGTCGCCTGATAGTTGGCGCCCTCTCGTCCCCTTGTCGTTGTGGTCATTGCTGGTTTTCCCCTTTCTTTGGTTGATTAGACTTGCGCGTTGAAGAACTCAAGGTCTTTTTGCTGGGCGAACTCAATCGCATCGCCGACCGAGGCAAACTCTTCCTCGGGGTGCCATTCGTCCACATCGGGCGGGTTGTCGTAACCCCATCCGCCGACCTGTCGGTAGCCGACCACCACGAAGTTGTCGGTGTCGGAGTTGATGCCGACCTCCATCCGATAGAAGTATCGCGGACCGCCCTCGGGCGAACCTGACTCAACGGCGATTTGCGAATGGCGCTCGTCGCCGTCGCCCCACACCTCAATCTCCCATTGCCACAACGGCTTCGGGAATGTCAATGTTCCCAGTTTCTTCACAGTGGTCTCCTTTCCCACATCTTCATCATAGCCCATCGGTGTCCCTTTGTCAAGCATTGTTCTCCAAATACCTCAAAAGATTCTCCTCCAAGAAATCCAAGAACCCAGCCATGTACCCCGAGCGGTAGTCGTCGCCGTAGTGCTCGTTCCACTCGGGGGCACCAGCCGCAAGCACCGCCTCCTGAGTCGCATCATCGGCAGGCTCACCAGCCGCGACCACCGCCCCGTGACCGACCTCCTCCAGCGTCCCCTCCTCAAGATGCTTCAACACGAACGATGCCGCAAGATTCTGCACCGTTTTGCGCTCCTGCTCGGATGCCTCTGGCGAGACCGTCATCATCTCGTTGGCAACCGCCTCGCCTTTCGCGGTGCCCGCAAAATAGCCCGCGTTGTACAGCACCGCCTTCAACGGCAACGGCTCGTCGGGTTTCAGGTTGCGGATGCCTGTCGGGTCAACAATCGCCTGCAAGAGTTTTAGTGCCTGCTCGGGTGTCATGTCGTTTGGGTTTATCATTTTGCCTCCTGATGAGATAACGCACGCACCTGCTCGGATTGTGATGCCTCTGCCTCCAGCATGACGGTGGCGAACCATTCCTTGAAATCCTGTTCGTCAGCCTCCGACCAGTCCAGCCAGATGCCGTTCTTGTCCGCGAACTCCACGACCTTTTCCATCTCGTCGGGTTCAAGCCCGAGGAACTCCTTGCCGACCATCGCCTGAAACTTATTCATTCTTCCCTCCTTTTGGGTTTGTTCGTTTCGGGACCTTGAACTTCCGACGCTTTGTAATCGTCCCAGTCAATCGGGGCTAGGAGCGTGCCGAGGTCTTTTTTCAGAATCGCGAACTCCACCGTCTGTTCGGCGACCGCCTTGGTGCCTTTCTTGTAGACATTGCCGCGGGTGTTGGTGCCGAACTTGAGCGGTAGAACCGCGAGCACGCCGACCGCCAGACCCAACGCGAGGACTTGTTTGGTGGTCACTTTTCCTCCCTTCCCCACGATTCAATACTACCCCAGTTTTGCCCCATTGTCAACTCGTGTGCTTTGCTGGGTCTACCGCCTCACCGAGCGCCTCTGCCGTCACCTTCAACCCCTGCTCGGCGAGTTTTGCGGTCGTCCGAGCAATCGCGTCTTTCTGGAGTTCATACCAAGCCTGCCATGCGGGCAAGCACAGGTGGTAGCCGCTGGTTCGCTTCGGCTCCGCGAGGTACCACTTGCCCGCCTTGTTCTGGCGCCACTCCACCAACGAGCCACACTTTTTGCAGGCGAAGTGTTTGGCGTCCCTTTCAACGACCTGAACCCGACCCCTGACATCGGTGAACTCGTCTTTCCTCGGCTTGAGGGTGAAGGCTGTGGTGAAAGTGTTGCCCCTCTTGTCGGTCTCAAGGGTGGCGACGGGCTTCCCGTCTCGCGTCCAGTAGACGCCGAGAAGCGCCCAGTCGGGCAAGTCCTCGCTTCCGTAGAGGTTTGCGTCAAGCACCTGTTTGACGAGTTCAGCCCTTTTTTCTGGTGTCATGGTCTCCTTCCCCACGATTCAATACTACCCCAGTTTTGCCCCATTGTCAAGTATCGGGTTTTACTTTTTGTCAGCCCTAAACCGTCGCATCTCCGCCTCTGAATCATCCCCATCAGCCACCGCCACCTGAAACTGGGTCAGCCCGTGGAGCACCCGAAAGAACTCCGCCGATTGGACGCTCGGGAACACCATCGCCCGCACCAGCCTGCCTGTCACACCCGCCTGTTTCGCCAACGCGCCGTCCGAGACGACGAACCGCCTCCAGCCGCCGCTCGTGCGACGCTGAAGAACGAACCCGCTATCAGTCATTCTTCTTCGGGTTCTTGTTCGTGAAGGACAGCCACACCGAGTCCACGAACTCGTCAATCTCGTCGTCCGACATCTCGGAAATCGGTTTCGGCGGCTTCACATACATCACATCGTTGTCTGGCTCGTTCGCCTTCTTCTTATCCTTCACCTGTTCCTCCAGTGTCTATCTCCGCTCCGTTGACCACATCCCAAATGGAAATCTGGTTTCTTTCCTTGCCCAAGCGCTCCGCTTCACTCCTGTCCTTGATGTTATCGGTGATGTCAAGATAGACCTTGCCATTTTTCTTGTTGTGCCAAATACCCAAGAACTGGTCCTTGCCGAATCGTGCGCGATTCTCCTTGAGGAAGTCGGACATAATCCGTTTCCCCTCGGTCTCGTCAAAGAAGTCGTCGGCGGAAACAATCACGCTGTTCTCCTTGCGGGCGACCATGAATCCGTCCACGGGTTGGTCTCCCGATTCAATCTTGACCGACATCCCACCCTCGCGTTTGACGGTCTCTACGATGCCCTGCCTGACGCGCTCAGTCCTGCGTTCCGTAATCTCCTCCCCCAAGGCTTCGCGGCGATACTTGCCGTACATCGCGTCGTCAAGATTTGATTCCGCGACCCAATCCAACGAGTCGTATTCGCGTTGCAACTCCTCATCCGACATCCCGCGAGCCTGCTCGCGTACCCGCTCCTTGAACTTCTGTTCCACGGTCTTGAGATTGGTGAGAACCTCCTTGAAGTCGCGTGGGCTTTGATTGGGGGTGTGACCCTTCCATCTCTGTTCTGCCGCATAACGACCAGCGGCACTGCGGTCGCCACCAAACGACGCTTTTGCTAGAGCGACTTCAATCATCGCATCAACCTTCACTTGCATCTTCTGCACGGCGACAGACTTCTTGACAGCCAACAACATTTCGC